CTTTACATGAGGACTTTACATATAGTTCCTTTAGTGAGGGTGAAAAGATGAGAATTGATTTAGCACTACTATTCACTTGGAGAGAAGTAGCAAGAGTTAAGAACTCAGTTAATACCAATCTATTGATTATGGATGAGGTATTTGATAGTTCATTAGACACTTTTGGTACAGATGATTTCCTTAAAATCATAAGGTTTATAATTAAAGATGCGAATACTTTTGTTATCTCACATAAAATTGATATGCAAGATAGATTTGAAAATGTCTTGAAATTTGATAAAGTAAAAGGATTCTCTCAAATAGTGACATGAACACACCTAACTGGCAACACAACTCTGGTAAAATCCAGAAAAGAAAATTAAAACCACAAGCGTTACGTCAAGCAAAGAAAAGACGCAACCAGTTGATAAAGTGTCTACTTAACCGTCCCAAGGGGCGGTTTCGTTATTATAATAGATGTATAAGATAATTAAGCACATGACTGTAAGACACGAAGTAAAAGGACAACTCGCTAAGTTATTAGCAACAGAGGATCTCATTGTGGAGAGTAAGAAGGTTGATACTGCATCCTTCAATGTGCACACTCGTGTTCTTACACTACCTATGTGGGACAAGGCAAGTAACAATGTATATGATGCACTTGTAGGTCATGAGGTTGGACATGCACTATTCACACCTGATAACGATTGGTATAAAGAGATGGACATACCTGCAGGTATTGTGAACGTTGTAGAGGATGCACGTATTGAAAAGATGATGAAGAGAAAGTATGCAGGATTATCAAAGACATTCTACACAGGTTATCATGAGTTAAGTGACTCCGATTTTTTTCAGATTGCAGGTAGAGACTTAGATACATTCAACTTTGCTGATCGTGTAAATCTATATTTTAAGATTGGTAATTACAATGATATACCTTTCAAGAATGACCGTGAGAAGGAATTACTTTCTATGGTTGGTTCTACAGAAACATTTGATGATGTTCTTCAAGTTTCTAAGTTACTTCATGAATATTGCAAGGGAGAGATTGAAGACATGAAGAAGGAACTAGAGCAGATGAGAGAAGAAGAAGCAAAGATGTTTAGTGAAATGGATGGTGGATCATTTGGTGGTTCAAGTGATGAAGATTCTGAACAAGAAATAAATAATGATACAGAATATCAGACGGTAGATGGAGGAGATGAGTCCGAAGACGAAAATCAGTCTTCATCAAATATTTCTATCTCTCAGATCCCTTCAGAGGAGTTGGATGCAGCAATACAAAAAATTGAAAATGGGGAAGGAGGAATAGATGTCAGTTCTGCAACTGCATTTGATAGATCAATACAAAATCTTAATAGGAAAGATTCAGTTCAGAACGAATACTTTGAACTACCTAAAGTAAGTACTGATCATATTATCATAGACAACGCTCATATACATAGGAGCATTGTAAATGAGTGGAATGATCAGATTCAAAAAAAAGAAACAAATAAGTATACAGATCCAAATTGTGATATAGCACAGTTGACTAGGGATAGTATGGATGTAGCTAGAAAAGAGTTCAAAGATTTCAAGAAGTCAGCACAGAAAGAAGTTAATTATCTTGTAAAGGAATTTGAAATGAAGAAGTCTGCATCTGCATACGCTCGTGCAGCGACATCACGCACAGGAGTTTTAGATACAACTAAACTTCATACTTTCAGATATAATGAAGATCTATTCAAAAAAGTTACTACTCTTCCTGATGGTAAGAATCATGGATTAGTATTCATACTTGATTGGTCTGGATCTATGAACTCTGTAATGTTAGACACAATCAAACAACTTTACAATCTAATCTGGTTCTGTAGAAAAATTCAAATACCATTTGAAGTTTACGCATTTACAAATTGCTATCCAAATCCAAATTTTCAAGCATCTTATGAGGTAAAAGAAGGTGTAGCACAATTAGATGACAACTTCTCTCTAATGAATCTTCTTACACATAAAGTAAATTCAAAGACACTTGAGTCTCAGATGGAAAATATATACCTAGTTGCTAAAGCAGTTAGTTGGAGTTATTCAAATTACTATAATGTACCATTAGGTATGGGTTTATCAGGAACACCCTTGAATGAGACACTAGTTTGTCTGCATGATATTCTACCACAATTTAAGAAGGAGAATAAAGTAGAGAAGGTTCAGTGTGTTATCCTAACTGATGGTGAAGCACATCCTCTACGTTTCCATAGAGAGTTCACAAGAACATGGGGTGAAGAGTGTGATTCTTATATGGGAACATCATACGTAGGAGATAACTGTATACTCAGAGATAGAAAAACAGGACATACTTATACCTTCGATTCAAATGTTTTCTCTATGACTGATGTATTACTACAGAACCTAAGAGATAAGTTTAGTGATGTTAACTTCATTGGATTTAGAATATTACCACCAAGGGAAGCATCATATTTTGCTCGTAGATATATGGGATATGGTGATGAACTTGAAAAGACTATGAAAGTTTGGAGAAAGGAGAAAGCATTTTCTATCAAGAAATCTGGATACAATGTATACTTCGGTCTTTCTGCTCAAGCACTTGATAGTGATGATGCCTTTGAAGTTAAAGAAGATGCCACTAAAACAGACATCAAGAGAGCGTTCTTCAAGAGTCTCAAAGGTAAAAAGATGAACAAAAAGATACTAAGTGAGTTCATTGAATTTGTTGCTTGATAAATAGCTTTGAATGAATTAGTAGAAAAATGACTAGATTTGGAGATCTATTAGGGGGAGTCGAAACTGTAGCAACTCCTATCACAACACCTGCACCAGTTGTAGAACCACTTGCACCACCTGCACCGCTTGTACAGGAAGGCAAAGGTGTGACTAAACAGGAACTAATGAAACTAAGTAAGATTCAACTAGAAGAGTTAGGTAGAGAGCATGGTATTGAACTTGATAGAAGGATTAGTCATGCTAAATTAGTAGTTCAACTCAAAGCATTTATAGATTCAAAAGAATAAACCAGTTAACAAAGTGTCCACTAGGAGGTGTTTCACCTCCTTTTTTTGTCTATAATAATTGTATAGATAAAACAATTACATCATGACTTTCAAACCATTTGAGATTAAAATGACCGAACAACAAGTTATAGACGGTCTTAGAAGTAACTACGGTAACGAATTTACTACTCCCGATATCAGAGCATTCTGTGCTATGAATGATATTGCATATTCTACAGTTACCAGAAAGATACAAAAACACAAAGTATCTAAGGGTAAGTGGAATCTTGAAGTTACAACTGAAGCAGTTAACAAGATTGAGAAATCATTTAGTGCTCCTGCAGGTGATCCAGTTGGTGAGAGAAACCTAGTTCCAGAGAATGATGAGACATTCGTTAAGTTTGGAAGTTTTGCAGACGTAAAGAAGATTATACAATCAAAGCAATTCTACCCTACATTCGTTACAGGACTATCAGGTAACGGTAAAACATTCTCCATAGAGCAAGCATGTGCTCAACTTGGTAGAGAACTCATTCGTGTAAACATTACTATTGAAACAGATGAAGATGATCTTATTGGCGGTTTCCGTCTTGTTAACGGTGAGACCGTATGGCACAATGGCCCAGTCATTGAAGCACTCGAACGAGGTGCAATATTGCTCCTTGACGAAATCGACCTTGCCTCTAACAAGATCCTCTGCCTTCAGAGCGTCCTTGAGGGAAATGGTCTTTTCCTTAAAAAAATTGGAAGATTCGTTAAACCAGCTAGAGGATTCAACATACTCGCCACCGCAAATACTAAAGGTAAGGGTTCAGACGACGGAAGATTTATTGGAACTAACGTGCTCAATGAAGCCTTCCTTGAAAGATTCCCAGTAACATTTGAGCAAGCATATCCAAGTGTAAATAATGAAATCAAACTTCTAGGATTACACGCAGACAGAATCGGTGTTAAAGATGCCGAGTTTATCAAGAAACTTGTAGATTGGGCAGACATTATCCGTAAGACATTCTATGATGGTGGTATTGAAGACTTAATCAGTACTCGTAGACTTGTTCATATCGTTCGTGCTTTCTCTATCTTCAAGAACAAAGCAAAAGCAATTCAAGTTTGTATCAATCGTTTCGATGATGAAACAAAGCAATCATTTATGGAATTATATGATAAAGTAGATGCAGACTTTGAAATGCCTGAGACTAATGAAGAGAAAGAGAATTGATCCAAATACCTATTTGCGTTCTGGTTGGGACAATCCTGCCCCAGTCAGATATCG